CGTCATCGCTGTCGTACTTCTTTTGATAACTGCCCTCGGGAGAGGTCCCCGTATTTTCCTGCCGCTGTGATTCCGTCTGGGTTGCCTCTCCCTTGGCATCTGCCGGCTTCGCCAGCTCCTCCAGGTCCACCGGGATGGCAAACCGATACTCTTTGCAGGAGAGGGTGTAGGCCACGTCCCCGGCCTGATCCCGTCCATATTCAAAGGAGTCCACCGTCACCGGGAGATTGAACAGTTCGGTCCCATCGTTGTCCAGATGGATGGCCCGGAAGGGAATCCGCCGCAGGCGGGCCGCCTCAATGGTCCGCACATAGGCCCACCCATCCGCCACAGACCCGGGGCGCAGCCACGGATAGGGCCGGTTGGGGAAAATGCTGGACAGCTCAAAAGAGGCCAGGTTCATGGTTCCGATGGCTTGTAGCTCATAGTTGACCCCGTCAAAGGTGATATTGTCCTGGTCTCGGGTTAAGGAGATCCCCCCATTGGGGACCACCGGGAAGGGCATTACCATCTCATTATTGTTATAGGACAGGATAAAATCCATTACACAACCCCCTGTGCAGCCATGATTTTCTTGGCGATATACGCGCCCGTCTGTTCCATATACTGGCGGTTTCCGATCACGTTTCCCTGCACGGTAACGTGAACCACGATGGAGGTACCGCCCTTGGACTTCTTTGCCACATCATGGGGAATAATCCGGGTCCCGTTGGGCAAGTCCACAATTTCTCCCCGGCCGCCCTCATTGATCCGGGTGGGACCGCCTGGGAAGTATGGGGTGCCGGTGGCATGGCCAGTGGTGCCGCCTCCGCCGCCTCCAAAAAATCCACTGATCGCAGATCCAATGTTCCGAAACCCGTCCTTAATCCAGTCAATTTTTTCTTTGAACCAGTCAAAAACACCTTTTACCTTGTTTTTCACGAAGGTAAACGCACCGACAATCCCATCTTTGATTTCCGTGGCCAGCTGAACAAATGCGTCTTTTAATCCGGTGACAAAGGAAACAACCGCGTCAATGACGGTTTTCGCAATCGCCTTTACCTTATCGAAATTTAGGATCAATAGTGCAATGGCCGCAATGACCAAACCGATCGCAATGGCAATCAGGGTGAATGGGTTAGCTGCCATGACAGCATTCAAAATACCTCCAGCAGTAGCCGCCCCGCGCATGACGGTAATCAGGCCGGTAAAAATCGGAACAATGGTTGAGATAACATTAAATGCGACAAATCCACCCAGGACACCCGCCAATACAGGGATCAACCAGTTGGCGTTGTTTATAAAGAAAGAGATGGCACTGGACAGGACCGTAAATGCAGTTTTTCCAATGGTTGCCGCAGTTTGAAAGGCATTGACAATGGTGTCTTTGTTATTTCCAATCCAAGTGTCCAACTTTGTGACAAGGCCCAGTGCTTTTTCCTGAATCTGTGGCATGTACTGGATCAACAGTTCTGCCAATTTTCCTTTCACACTCATCAGCTTCTCGCCAATGAGGTCAGAGGTGCGCCCAATCAGATTTCCAGCCACAGCGACCTTGCCGGCATCTGTCTGGGCCAAGGCTTCATTGACCCCACCTACATTTTGCTCCAATACCTTGGCTAAAGTGGCAGCTCGTTCTTCTTCTGTCCCGGTTTTCAGGACCTTTTCCTGATACTCCGTCATGATAATCCCGGCCCGGGAAAGTGCGCTGGTCTGCCCGGACATGACCTTTCCGATCATGTTCCCGATGCTGACCGCATCCCCTTGGGTAGCATTGAGACCCTTTTGCTGTGCAATTAAGTCCGCCATGCCTGGAGCCAACTTTGACAAGGTCTTTTCTGACAGCTGGAATGTGGCCAACTGCTGGAGCCCCGCTACGGACACATCACCGGCAACAACCCCGTTTTCCTCCATTTTGTCTGTGAGGGCAACCAGGTTGTCCTTCGCCTTGGTTGCAGCGTTGGCTCCCTTGGCCATGACACTGGGGACATTTTTCAGGACGGCTTCCAATTTAGTCTCTGCTTCCTGGGCCGCGTTGAATCCTTCAATGGCCTCCCGTGCAAAGCTGGTAATCCCAGCCACAGAGATGGCACCACCCAAGGTGAGGATGGTCGCACTCAGTTTTCCGGCTGATTTCAGAACACTCTTAAACTTAGTGTTTGCCGTGTTTCCCCATTGGTTGAGCACTTTGCTGGAGGCGTTGATCTGCGCTTTTTGTTTTTTGATCTCCGCTGTGGTCCCTTTCAGTTTTGGAGTAAATTTGTCTTTAAGGGTCAGAAGAATGTTGACGTTTTTATTCGCCATTCAAACGTTCCACCTCCAGTTCCCACGCCGCCAGAAAGAATTGGAGCTCTAATGCAGTTAATCCCAACAGTTCATCCAGGCTGTGGCCTCGGTTCAGATAGTGGGCGATCACAGAGAGTTCTGCATCGCCCCGAATTAGTTTTTTATGGAAGTTTTCAAGTTATCGGAATCAGATAAGCCATACATCGACAAAATGGCTGAGACGATCAAATTGATATCCCCCATGTTGTCATCCAAGACAGCACACACAATGTCTGTGGGCTCACTGACCTGATAGGCCGCCTGAAGTTCCTTATTTTTCATCATCGGACAGCAGGCATAGATGAGCCTGACATTGAAATCCAGGTTCTCTGTCATGCTTTCCCCATCTATTTGGTCCATCATGGCAGCCACCCGCGTCAGCGGGATTTTCTCCAGCTGAAGATACCCACCCAGAGACGGGATGTTTACCTGGGATATCTCGTACTTAGCTGCCTCACGCTGCTCCTTTTTCGCCAGCAATGCCTCCAGCGTCAGTTTTTTCCCTTTCTCCATGTGTCCTCCTTTACTCAATCAGGTCCAGGAATTCAAAGGACCCCGCGGTAAAGGGGACCTCTTCCTCCAGGACAGTCTTGTTCTCAAACTGCAATAAGGTGATCTCATCCAGATGCACATCATACAGCGCCACCCGCTGGGTCCCGTCACTCTGGGGGTCTGCCAGGGAAGCGACAATTTTCATCTCCGGCAGGTCCCCGCTCATAATCGCGGCCTGGTATTTTTTCAGGATGTAACTGTCGAATTTGTGCAGCGTCATGGTCCCGGCGATGGAATACCCCATATACCGCTTTTTTTGCCCAAAATCGCCGTTGATGTCCAAATCTTCATAATCAATGGTGGCTTTGGCTTCAAAACTCTTCACATTGGCCATCAAGTCCCCATCCACCCAGGCCCGGCCAAAGGTCCCGCGGATCACTTTATTGCTATTGAATTTTCCCATGCTGCGCCTCCTCTCAGCCCATGGTAAAGACCATCTTCATGTCTTCCATGGCGTCCAGCACATGGGCCTGGGCCACCACAAAGACCTGGGAACGGAAGGTCTTCTTTTTGACCTGAGCGTCACTGAGTTCCGCAGTAGAGGTTCCCGCGCCCTCCCAAGCCGCCCGCATGGCGGCCACATCCACCGCCACAGAGATCCCGCTCTCCCGGTCAATGACATCCTCCTCCGCCAGGGTTTGCAAATAGGTGGAGATATCAGAGACAAAGAGGGCCTGGTTGTCCGCCGTGTTCTTTTTCTTGCCCAGGTAATACGTCTTAAAGGTTCGGATGATATCCTCCTGAATCAGGTCCATGGCTTCCACCACTGTGATTTTCTTCATATCTTCCGTAAGGTCCCCGGTGATGGTCTGGAGAGTATTTACGCCCCGGGCAATGCGGATGACATCATCGTCCTGGAACAAGCACAGGCTGCCGCCGTCAATGGCAGTATCCAAATCGGCCACAGGCTCCACCCCGGTAAGGTCATCCAGGACGGCATACGTTACACTCTGGTCCATGGGGCAGGCCGCCAGAACCCCAGCGATCCGGGGGAGGTATTGGTGAATATCAATGGCCGCAACTTCCCCTTTTGGGGTGACCTTCGTGTTGGCCACGCTGACGATGTGCATATCATCCGCGGATTTCTGCGCGGCCACCAGGGCCTTTGCCTTGCGGACCCGGCGGGGCGTGTTGATTCCTTTGATATACGTCACAAGCCCCGCCTGGAAGGCCGTGGGCACCGCGCAGACCCAGTTGTAGGCCAGGTTGTCCAAAATGGTTTGGGCATCTGTCATAGAACCCTCCCCACCGACGCGAACCACCGTTACCTGCCAAGGGCCGGCCAAAAAGGCCCGGGACAGCGCTTTGTAATTCGCCGCAGTGAACTCCGCCTCGGAAACCTCCTCCAACGCGGTGTAGGTTTTGTGGGTCCATTCCGCAGTGTCATCCTGAAGGATGACCGCCAAAATGCCCCTGGTGGAACGGTTGGTGGCGGTGGCCGCCAGTTTCTTGAATTCCACGGTAATTGTGGGTAATCCCATTGTCTCAGTCCTTTCTTATGGTAAGTTCTTCCATGAACTCCTTTGTCACGTCTGTTTCCGGCCGTATCTGGAAAATATCCACATCAAATGAAGTAATCAACGTCATTTCATTCCGTCTCAGATCAAAGTCCACTTCCTCTGGGTAGAGAAAGAATGTGCTGCCGATGGGGATGGGATTTTCCAGCGTCTCTGCCAGGGATGCCTGGGCCTCCAGAAGGCCCAACCAACCGTCCCGGGTACGGGGGCCAAACCGGATGATCTCAATGGAGTAACTATCGTGCCGCAGACCGCCCTCTAAGGATGTCTGCATCAGCGTGGGCTGCACGTAGGTACAGGGACGATTAAAGCCCTCTGTGATGTCCTTAGTGGTGGGAGGGGCCCCGAAGACCTGCTCCACCAGCCCCGAAACCGCCCGGATTACGTTAATCATAGTGTTCATATCAGCCCAACCCCTTGTCCAAGAGTTCATCCACAAATCTATCTGCATCCTCCGGGAATTCCTCTTTCATTTCATTGGTTGTTTTTGCTGCAACATGTTTCCCAGGAACAAATCTCTCTGTTTCCTTTCCGTTGACCCATAGCACATGGCCGTGCTCGATGAGCAGGGAATGGGGCGCGTTGTTATAGACCCGTATCTGAAAATCGCCATTAAATTTATGAACGGGACTACGGTCAATGCCTTTGAGGAGATTGCCGGTTTTCTTTTTCGTTGCCGCTTTGGTGTTGGCCCGTAGTTTCTTGCGGGCTTTATTGGCTTCCGTTCTCAGGAACTTTTTTGCCTCTTTGGGATATTGCGTCTGCGCCAAGTCTAAGAATTGATGGTTCAGCGCCTCCAACTCCCGAAGGTCAAACCCGCTCTCCACTGCCATTTCCTCTCACCTCACAGAACAGTTCCAGCGTTTCATGCCGGAGATAGGGGTCCAGAATATACAGAATGTCATAGGGTTCGCCGCCGATCTCCAGCCACATATCCGCTGTGATCCCAGGCCGGTAACGGATGGTTACCTTGTGGGTGGTCCGGGAGAGCACGGTTTCCGCCGGCCGGCCAGTCAGCAGGCTCCCGGTCTGGGGGGTCACCCCACACCACACGACAGCCACCGTCTTCTCCACCACGGGGTACTGTCCCAGGGCATCCTTCTCCTCGGCGGGGGCCAGACGCTTGATGGCGGCCCGGCTGCGCAGGTCCGAAGCCAGGTTCACCCGGTAGGCCATGATAATCCCTCCAGGGCCCGGGCAGCGGTTGCCCGGAGTTTCAGCTGGACAATGGCGTTTCGGATACCCGGGATTTCCCCAGGGGCGCCGGATTCTGTCAGCCCCCTGTGGTCATAGTAGTGAAGGACCAGCGCTTTGACCGCCAACAGGTAAAGGGGTTCCTCTGCCTCGGGTTCCATAACGCCCGCGCCCTCCAAGTAATCCTTCGCCGCATCCACCAGGGAGAGGAGGAGGGCATCTTCCTCCTCTCCATCCACCCTGCAATAGGATTTGACCGCGTCCAGAGAAATGTTCATGGGTTAGCCTCCGCTCTTGGGCAGGGTGGCCACCACAAAGCCATCCTTGACAATTAGGTTGCCGCCTACCATAACATCGCCCAAGATCGCATTCATCCGCTCCACCGCCTTGACGCTCTCATCAATGCGGATGGAGTAGTCACCAAACAGCCCCAACTCAAAGTTCATAGGGTCTCCGTAAAGCATGGTCTGGATGTCCGAAGCCCCAGCCTTTGAGGCAGAAAGAGAGGTCAATGCGGAACCGATGGTATAAGGAACGATGAGGCCACCGTCCAGAATGCGTCCCGTGTTGGCATTGGCCGGGTCCGGGACAATTTCATAGACCCTATTATCGTCCGCGTTCCGCAGGGCGCCGATGGCCGCCAGGTCTGCCTTGGTAAGGAAAAGCCGAGCATTCCCGCCGACCTCTTCATCACTGCCATAGGCGAAAACAATGTTGTCCAGGAACCCCGCCTCAATGGAAGAAACATTCACCGTCTTAAACAGTGCCGCCCCAGCAGTGTCCTTGGCGGTCTTGATGCCATACATGTCAGGCGTTCCCTGGTCGTCCCCGTTGTAGATCAGCTTTGCCACAGCCCGGCGCAGGGAGCGCATGGCAATGGAACGGATCTTTTCCTCATAGGCAACCGGCGTCAGTCTGGAAAGGTTCCGGTCCACAAAGGTAGTCACGGTGGCCTCATAGGGGGCAATCTTTGCCGCGGAGAAAGTGGGGTCGGAAGCCGTTCGCGCTGTGCCTGCCGTGGTGGTCACTTTGCCAGTCTGCGCTTCCATGTCAGAGAGCAGCAGGGGCTCCAGAATCGCCTGGCAGCCGGTGAGATCCTGCACATAGACCTGATCTACAATGCTGGAAACCCGGGCCACATTGTCATGGATGGTGGAGCCCACCCGGGTGGGTTCCACCAGGGTGCCGGTGCCCAGGGTGGTGCTGTTGCGGATCGTAAGTCCCAGGGCCGCTCGGACCTCCTCGGGAGAAAAGGTAATGCGGCCGCCGTTTTTCAGCGTCTCCGCCCGGTCCTCCGCCCGCTCCCTGGTCTCCCGATCCAGAGGGGCGGGTCGGGGCGCCGCAAACTTTTCCTCCTGTGCCAGCAGAGCCTGATACCCCTCAATTTCCGGGTTCAGCGCGGCGGCGCTGGTGGTCAGTTCCTTTCCCTTTTCCACCTCTCCGCTGGAAAAGGCATCGTCCGCCTGCTGAATCAAGTCCGCCCGGCGGTTCATGGCGTCCATGTATTTCTGTCTGGTAGAATCTTTCATTGTCTGCCTCCTATAAATCTGATTTTTTCCAATTCCAGGCGGGCCTTCGCCGCTTGGAGGTCTTCCGTATTTTCCGAGGCGCTTGCCTCGCCTCTGGCCGGGGCCTTTCCCTGGGCCACCAACTCCGTATACCGCTGCCGCAGCTCCGCGGCTGTCGGCCGCCCCACAGCCGCCAGTGCCCGAATGCCGTGGCACACGCCCCCCGCGCTGTTCAGAATGGCCGCGGGGTCAATCTCCTCTTCCCCTACAATCTTGTCCACCAGTCCCAGGCCTTTGGCCTCGGGAGCGGTCATCCAGGCCGTGGTGCGCATCAAACGTTTCAGCTCATCCCGGCTGGACCGGGGGCCGGCCTTGATGGTGTAGGCATTTAGAATGGACTCGGTAATGGAGTCCAGGACCCCAATACTCACCTGGTGGTCATACCGGTCTCCCTGGGTCCCCATGGATGGCAGATGGATCATCACCTGGGCCACCGGGGAGGCATGGACCTCTTGGCACCCTAACATGACCACAGAGGCCGCCGAAGCGGCCAGGGACTGCACCTCCGCCACCGTCCGGCAGCCAGCGGACCGAAGCACGCTGTACATTTCAAACCCGGCGAAAACCGACCCGCCGCCGGAGTTAATTTCCAGGACCAAGTCTTCTCCCTCGGGGTTCTCTTCCACTGCGGTACGAATCGTCTGTGGAGAAAAGGCCGGGACCTCAAAAAATTGGTAGAGCCAGAGGTCCTGGTCTCCCACCACTTCACCATTTAACTGCTTTCTCACATTCCACCTCCGCTGCGCTGTTTGCTTAATTCCTTCCAGTCCTCCAAGGGGACGTAGTTGAGGGAGGCCTTTCGACTCTCCCCACCGGGGACGTTGGGCATATCCTCGTGGGTCAAAACATCGTTGACGCTGTACGCGCCGATCTCTGTCATTGTGCGGTACCAGTTCGCACGGCTGGCAAAGTCCCCCCGCAGTTCCACCATCATGTTCAGGTGCAGTTCCAGGCCCTCCCTTCGCTGGTGGGGCAGCAGGAGCTTCCAGGTCTGTTCCTGTTCGTATTGGTTGATGGTGGGCTGTAAGGTCCCCACCACATACTCAATGGCGTTTTGCTCATTGGAGCTGTAACTCTGTTTTCCCGCGTTGACTTTATAGGCCGGGACCCCAAAGAAGTTGCAGATATCCAGGACCGTGACATCGTGGTTTTCCACATACTTGGCATCCGCCATGGTGGCGGAGATGGGGGTGTAGGTCAACCCATGGTCCATAATTGCGATTTTGTACGCCTTGTCTGGGCCGACGTGAATTCTCTCCCACTCTTTCCGCAAGGCATCCTTTTTTAGGACGCCTGTGTTTTTCCCAGACCTGTCCTTTACGTAGCCTCCCAGGTCCGCCTCTGTACTCAGGACCCCAGAGGGCTGGCCTCCGTTGGCGTAGTAGCTACCCTGATATTCCTGGGCGCTGAGTCCCGCCCCAATCACCTGGGCCGCCCGCTGGAGAACGGAAATGCAGTGCAGGCCGTCCCGGGTGTAGCCCTTGTAGTGCAGGACATCCTCTGATGGCAGCCGCATCCGGCCGCCGTTGTAGGGATGGGTCACGTCATACCAGACCCGCCCGGTGGTGTCCTGCCAAGGGCTCACCAGTTCCGCCGGGAGAGGAATCAACTCCACCGGGGCCATGGAAATGGGGTCCCGGAGCACCCACTCATAGGCATTTCCCCTGGTGAGCCGGTTAATCTCCAGCATCTTCCGCCGGATGAAAGGGGTCATGGCCTCATTGGGCCGGAGATTCAGAAGCTCCAGCACCGGGGGATAGACCCGCTCCCTGGTGGTACTCACCATGGCGTAGGAGGGCATCTTTCCCATGGAATCGGAGAGCACTTCCAAACACCGGTTGACTGCCGCCAGCTTCATGGCCGCAGTCTCCCCGCTCTGGACCACACCGGTCAGCCCCACCGCGTCCAGCGTGACCGCGTTGGTGGGGGCTGTCGGGGTCCCTCTGGCCGGCCGCCGGACCAAAGCATCTAAAATCATAGGCCGTCACCTTCCTCTTCTCGGGGCTCCAGACTGGAGCGAAGGAGAACCCCCGCCACCGTCATTTCTGCCCCAGCCACACAGACCGCCAGAGGGCCGTGGCCCGCCAGGGCGATCCCCACCACAATGGCGGCCAGGCCCAAAAGAAAGATCACATCTGCCAGCAGGCTGAGGAAAAATCGTTTTCGTTTCATAGGCTTCCTTTCTGCCCCCTTCGGCCCTCTCCCGGGTGCCGGGCAAAGCCCGGCCCCAGGCATACCAAAAAAGGGAGGAATCTCATGGGGGTGGGTACCGTAACCACCCGGGAGAAGGCCGAATCAAAGGGTAAATGTACCGCTGGCCAGAGCAGCGGACAGGTCATGCTTGTCCCGTTGGACCAGTGCCCGGGCCAGGGCGTTCATAGCTGCGGCCACGGGGTCAATCCGCTCGGTGTCG